GCCTTTCGGCCCTCTTTTGCGGTTTACTACCGCAGTTAAAAGGAGAATTTCGTGCCAACTAAGGACTCTAGCATTAAACTCTACACCTCGTATGATCAGACGCAGTTTATAGATGGGTTGTGGTCTTTCAACCACTTCCCTACTAGAACTACGGTGACTCGTACAAGGACTGGGGATGCTGTCCCTTCTTATAGGACAAAAATCCGCAATGGAGTTGATGCAACGAGTACCCTTACTGGGACTTATGACTCCCTACTCCGTAATACCGCTGGTGAGAACAAGGTCGAGTTTACTCGAATTCCTGTTCCCACTTCGGATAACCCGAACATCTCGTTTATCCAAGGGAAGGGAATTTTTAATTCCCCAACCTGGATAGCGACAGGTTCGATCGGAGGTGCTAAATCAAGTAACCAAGCCCTCACGCAGATTAACAAAGCTATTCAAGACCAGTACCAAGCCTGGAATGGCAAGGTATTTGTCGCGGAAGTTTTGCAAACTGCGCGTATGCTGATTTCACCTGCGAAAGCACTAAGAACCGAACTATCAAAGTATATTACCCGTATGGGAAAGAAGAAAAAGCTTTTCCGTAAGGGAGATAGTAAGAGTCTTAAGAATGCGATCGCTAGTGAATGGCTCGAGCTTCAATTCGGTCTACAACCTTTGATTAACGACTCAAAGGCGATAGCCGAAGCCTTGGGCCGCTTTGACTCTCCTGACGATTTTCGTAAGGCGAGACTTCGCGGTTCAGGCTATGCCGAGCAGCTCGACCAAAGCGGTACTTTTCAATCCGGTCGGTATGGGTATATTGTGACAATGGTAAATTATCGCAGTATACTCTCGACCAGAACGATTTATCGCTGTGGTATGAGCTACGCCCTAAGCGGCCCTTTCGGGGTTGCGAAAGATTTAGGTCGGATATGTGGTTTTACAACGAATGACTGGATTCCAACTCTATGGGAGATTATTCCTTTTTCGTTCGTCACTGACTATTTCGTCAATGTCGGACAAATTTTGGATGCATCTTTCGTAGATAAGAGTCTTGTCACTTGGAGTAATAGGACGATCATTAACGAAGCCGTGAGAGATCTCGGCGAAGTTATTGATTTTCCGAAAACATATACCCTAATAGATCAGACGCAAGGCCCTGGAAAGTATAAAAGCTGCTCAGGAGGGTTTGGTGCATACAAAAGTCGCAGACGCGCTATCACGAGGAATGCCGTCACCATTGGGGTGCCGACACTTACGATGAGAGTACCGGGGGTTGATAGCCTTAAATGGTTGAACCTTGCGGCTCTTTTGACTCAGGCTAGCGATTTTCGAAACATCCCATTTAGACGAGGATAGAGTATGATGTCCGATAGGCTCTTCTGTATTCATCCAAGGCAGGACGATCCCGTAAGGGTTTGTCCTAGCAAGTTTGTCCATGTGTCTGATATGGTTGAGGAGTATCACTACTCCAACTACCAATGTCAGCATTGTGGATTCTTGCTTAGCATTGCGACGAGTTTAGAAGTGCCGATTAAGGACGTCCAACTATGTCTTCCTCTATAGGAATCATAAATGGCAGTTTCTTTATCGTCACCGGTAACAGGTGGCGCTCAAACTGGATTCACGTCCCCGACATACACAGTAGTAGCTGACATTGCCCCAGATGTTAATGGTAGGCAATGGGCTGTTACTGCGTTGGGAGGTACGCAGACCGGCGCGAGCATCCACTCTGTCGCACAACCGTTTACGTGGACTTACTGGAAACCTAAAGTCTTTCGCGTGTTGGGGAAACCCAATCCGACGACGGGCTTAGTGACCAGCGTCCCTGTAAACGTACATAAGATTGTCGTAAGAAAGGGCGTGCTGCC